GGTTGTTTAAAGTTTGCCCGATAAAACTAGGGATTGGGTTAGTTGTGTTATCACCGACAAGTCGGTCAGTCCAATCAATAGGACCATAAGTAAATGTCCCATCGGCATTACGGATTAATTGATGAGGCATGGTTAGCTCATCAAGTTCAAACTTAATCCCAGGGGCTACAGTCTCAACCCAAACACCAGGACCAGAGGTAGCACTGTCTTGAGTCTGAAACTCAACCCACATATCATCAGCATCTACAACGTCGCTGTTATAGACTTTAACTACATACCCATCCTGGCATTGGTTAGGTAGACGACCAGTAACGTTGATCTCGTTTTGAAAAACATACAAACCTTCTTCAGCACCTGAACCTGTAGTAGATACTTCAAAAGCACTGTTACTGCTAAGATAGATACCTGGACCTGCAGCTGACGCAGTTACTCCGTGAGTACCGGTAGCAGCATTAATAGTAGAAACAAGATTAGAAACAATCGTCCCGGAGTCAACAACATGAGATGAAGTATCTTTAGGGGTTGCATAAGTATAATCAGTACCGTCAATTCTTACAGTATAGTTAGCATGATAAGCAACAATACTAATAACGACAAATGCCTGATTAGGCAATGCAGCACTAGTAGTAGACTTCATTGCTGTCACCTTAGCCTTGTTAAGGATAAAGGTGTAATCGTTAATAGTTAGAACTTCAACATCATCAGCAGTAGCACCGTACAAATAAGCGTTAGGAGGTACAGCTGTAATCGCACAGTTATCCCTTTCAGTTTCATATACACCTTCTGCAGTCCCTTCGTCCGTAACTGCCTGATTATAATCTGTCAAAGCTGTAGTTAAATTGCTTTGAGCAGTAGTCAGTTCAGCGGCAGTGTTAGTAGATGCAGCAGTTGAAACTAGTTCATACAGCTTAACACCAGTACGTTTCAAATAAGGGTAGTCATCAGTACGCTCGGCACCAAGACTATAAATATCTGTAATAGTTACATTACCACTAGTAGTACCGCTCTCTAGATGAGTAAAGGTAAAGGTGTCATCATCCGTGACAGTAATCCTGAAGATACCATCAAAAGCATCACCAGAAGTAAAATCAAATTTGATGTAGTGTCCAGTAGAGAAACCATGATCTGTACTGGTTACTGTAACGGTAGTACCTGAGCGAGTATATGTACCAGTGAACGTAAATGTAGAAGTGGAGTACTCTTTAATAACAGTAGTGTTATTTAGCAACCTATATCTGATACCATCATATAGAATACCAGATGTTAAAGTTTGCTGATAGTTCGTATCGTAGTCAGTAGTGACGTTAAACAGTTTAGTTACTGCTCCGTTTTGTCCGTCAGCTACCTCAGCGTATGCTGCACCAAATTCATTTAGATCTTCAAGTTCAGCTTCGGTAACATCTACAGCATTGTTGAAATCATTAAGTTCATCTCTGAGATCTGTAAAGGTGCACGTGCCAGGTACACCAGTATTGGTCCCCATATTTACAGCGCGGGGACTACCGTCTAGCAGACTCCACACACGGAAAGTAGTTCCATCATATTGTGCAACATACTTTTCATTTTCATCCCTAAGAATTGGAAACCACTTGCCGGAAGTAACAGCGTCTTTAAGACTAGCTACATACTTACCGCCAGGTCGCTTCAGCATTCCCAAGGCGTAGTCAGGGAAGACATTGTTAGCGTCTACTACCTGACCAGGAAATTTAAGGTTGTCGGGTTGTTGAGAAATGCCAAGCAGAAGGGTTGGAATCCTTTGGGTCAGTGTGCTCATCTGATCAATGCGTGGTACGGTTGGAAGTTATTGTAATAGTTCTCTCCGTCACGCCAACCAAAGATGCTATAATCACCTTGATTACAGTCATACTCAATAGCAGCAGCACGGGTTTGGAGTTCTTGCTCTTGTAGAAGTTGAGACAAATTAGGATCACCAACCATTTTATTTGCTGCTAGACGTGCAGCTCGGGCAGTGATATACAGTTGAATTGCAGGGGGAACGTCGTCAAATTCAAACAACCAAGTAACGTCAGCTACAATGTCCTCACTCCACTTATAGGTATGAAGACGTTTATCATAGAACTTACCATTCCTACGAATAGGGTTGTAAGTATCACGATGAGTGTCTCGGCTAGTGTCGAGTTGTAAAACGTTTACAGGATACGCAATCTCTTTGGTTTCTGAATCGGGTGAAAAGGTGTAGTGGTGTTCTACATTAAAGTGCCATCCTTCAGCTTGTACTTGTGTATTCACTTCACGAAGAGTAGTGAGCACAATAGCTACTTCAGGGTTCTGAAGATCAAGTGTGGTGACAGGAGCCTGTCCCACAGAGCTAAGTATTTGATTAACAGCATCCAGTTCTGTGGACGCAGCATAAGTGGCAGGCATAATTAAAAATAAAAAAAAGGAGCCCCCGAAGGAGCTCCCGTTGAACAATTAAATTGTATCAGAATGCAGCAGGTGCAGTACCGGTACCAGCAAACAGCTCAACAGCTGCAGCAGGGTTCAGGTAATCAGCGCCCATAGCCATGCGACCAACGATCACATCGCCTTGGTAGATGATGGAAGCATCGCCACTGGTGACTTGCACCTGAGGACCGATAGCTTCAACACAACCAGCAGCTTCGCGCTGGAAGATCAGACCGCAGCTGTTCTTGAATTCGCTAACGGCATCACCACCGCCAACACCGTAGTCGTTAGGAGACTGGATACCGGCGTCGGTGGACTCAGCGTCTTCCATCTGCACACCCACGAAATCACCGGTGTTGCCGGGATCGGTGATGCCAGGGTTGGTAGCAGAACCAGTACCATACTTGGTACCGTAGCTGCCGAAGAACGGAATGTTCATCGACTTGTAGATCTCGATGCCAGCGATGGACATAATGCCCTTACCGCTTTGCAGAGCATCACCGCGAACGTCACGGTTGATCAGAGCATTGGTGTCAACCTCTTGGATCAGAGCGTAGTACTGACGAGGGTTCAGCACAGCAACACGACCGTCCTGAGACACGCCCTTCTCGTCAAGAGCAGCAGCAGCGTCATAGAAGGCGTTAACCAGAGCAGCCGAGCTGTAAGCATCAGAAGCATTGGCAGTAGTACCAACGCGAATCTGAGTACCACCCGGCTCTTCGAAGTTAGTGGCAGACACAGGAGAAGCCTTACGTGCGCCACGGGTGACAGCACGGAAGATCAGACGATCATACTTCTCAGCCAGAGCATAGCCAATCTTACGGGAGATCTCGCTACGCAGGTCGTAATGGCTGAGGACCTCATCCAATTCGTACACGAAAGCGGAGCTGATCAGAAGGTCATCACAGGTGATGGTCTTCTCAGCCACCGGAGGTGCACCCAGGTCGTTACCAAGAATGCTGTTACCAGGAGTGTGGTACTCAGCAGTCGTGCGACCGGTGAAGATGAACTGAAGAGACTTGCCGTTCTTCAGGGTACGCTTCATGACAAGATCACGAGCGATAGTATTATTTTGGAAACCCTTGAACATCTCGCCGCTAAACAGCTTGAGATAAAGGGCACGGGCGTCAGACCCGAAGTTATCTGCACCCAGAATAGTCTGTTGTGCAGGGTTAGTGCTGGACTGGTGATCCAGCGAACCAGGATAAGCCATTGTTAAATAAGGAGTAAAGTTAAGTTACTTGCTCCCAAACGTTTGGAAAATTTTTTCAGTTTTTATTGTGGTCTTTCCCACCGTCTAGACGGCGAAGGGTGTCCTCGTAAGGGCCAACGCCAAGAGGAGCCAGGTCCGACTCTGAGGTGCCTGACTCCCACCACCTATTTCTTAGGAGGTTTGGGTTTAGGTCGTCCCACTGGATGAGCAGGAGGACCGAACTGATTAATCATTGGTTAACAGTTTTAGTGTAAGAAACGCCGCGATACTTGTAAGTGACTTGAGTAGCCATCGTTAAACTCCAAGTGTTTGACCCCCGTTCCATGATCAAACTTCATGCGTCCCTTGTGGGGATGAACGGACGGAGTTTTTATTTCATTTTGTTGCGTTTCTGCATAAGCTGTTGAGCTTCACTGAACTTACCTTTAATCATAAGCTCTTTAATTTTTTTATCAAGAGCCAATTTAGAAGCAAGTCCTACATGACTCGGAAGTTGTTTAGCCATAACTATCCAATTGAGGGAGCGGTAAGAGCTACAGGAGTTGCCTCAACAGAAGCAAGGTCCAGAGGGAAGTTGTGAGCGTTGCGCTCGTGCATGACTTCAAACCCCAAGTTCGCTTGGTT